AACAGAAGGTTCCACTCCCAGTAATTGAACCAGCCAAAGGTAAATCCGAGGCTAGAAAACGTGGCACCATGGACATTGGTGCCTTCAGTACGAACCTTACACCAACCATTCAGGCCATCCTCGGCCTGAGTTTACCCCCGGTCTCACCGGGGCTCATGATACCGGGGGCTTAACCTATGAGTCAAGACTTGATGCAATCCCAAGCCTCTAAATTCAGAGACTGTACCAAGAGTGTCCCAGCCCAGCGACGCTTCAGTGAGCTGGAACGCTATAAGATGCCCACCCTGGATATAGCCAGGGAGTGCGCCAGGTTAACCAAGCCTGCCGTAGTTCCTGGCATAGGCCACACCCCTGGGCAACCACTCAAATTCCCTGAGAGTAGTCATGGGAGCCGACTGGTTTCAAACTTGGTCTCGCAGTTGCTCCTCATTTTGTTTCCTCCTGGCATCCCATTCTTCAAGTTAGATCTTGAGTCCGTAGACGTACGAGAGTTGTCTAAGAGTCTCAAGCTACCTGACCAGAAGACCATGTACGATGCCTTGAGGGAAACCTTTGTCTCGCTGGAAAACAGCGCAGTCCTGGGTTTAGAATCTGAGGGTGACCGTGAGAAACTCCGTATGATCCTTGAACAATCCGTGGTTGCTGGGGACTCTATGTTCATCACCTTGGATGAATCCCTACGAATAATACCTGTCTCAGACTGGGTAGTTGTCCGTGGGCCTAGTGGTGAACTAATCGAAGCTGTCTACAGAGAGTCCCTCCCTGTGACCGATGACCTTGAAGGTATCCCCATATCCGAGGAAGCCCGTAAGACAGGGTTCATCACCAGATACGTCAGAGCCTACCGAAGTAGGAAACGCTGGGCTGTGGAGTTCTTCGTGGAATCCGACAGTACCCCCTACGAGACCCTACAGGTTAAAGACGATGACTTCTGGATTCATACCAACCCCTGGTCACTGACCGCAGGTGAAGACTATGGTAGAGGGCACGTAGAGGCAAACCTTGGTGACATCCGTAGCTATGAATCTGGTCTCCAATTAGTAAATCAGTCAGCTACAGCCTTGTCTAAGGTCTTGTTCATGGTGAAACCGAATGGGGTAACCAAAGCTATCGACGTAGCCGAGGCTGAAAACACGCAGATAATCTATGGTGATGCCAACGACGTAGGCATCGTACAGGCCAATAAGGTCTACGATATGGGTGCCTTCATCAACCTGTTGAACGGTATCAAGCAAGACCTGGATATATCCTTCATGATGCCCACAGCCCTCAGGAGATCAGGGGAAAGGGTAACTGCTGAGGAGATCCGAAGGATGGCCGCTGAGTTTGAAAAATCTCAGGGTGGTATCTACAGTTCTCTCAGTCTAAACATTCAAAAGCCTATCGCTAGACTACTGATGCGTAACCTGTTCAAGCGTAGCAAAGGTGCCTTCGGTAATCTCAAGATAACAGACCTATTGGCTGTGGTTAACACAGGTCTCCAAGGTCTTGGTAGAAACCTTGAGCTTGAAAACTTCCTGATGTTTCTCAGTGAGTTCCTTGGTCTCAATCCTCAGAATGCCATGAAATTAAACATGGATCAGGTTGCCAGTAGGCTAGCCTCTCTCAGGGGACTGGAGATCTCCAAGTTATTCAAGACTGCTGAGGAGCTTCAGATGGAAGCCCAAGCCCAAGCAATGGACGCAATGGTACAACAAGTAGGCCCAGATATAATCAAAGGAGCAATGTAACGTATGAGTAAAAAGAAACTTGACCTGGATAACATGAGTGCCCCCAAGAACTCCGTAGAAGCTGATGCTATTATGGATGCTGCTGATGCTGTAGTGGCCACCGTAGCCCCAGCTAAGGTAGCTCCTGAGCCTACCGTAAAGGCTGACATCAATAAGTTGGCCTCAGACATTCGCCAGTCTGGTGGAGTTAAACTCCAGATGGTTGAAGGCACCGAGGTAGTCCGTGCTACCAACGAAGAACACCCAGCCATCAACAATGGAGGTAACAAAGTAATTTCACTTAAAATGGACTTCTTCGGTAAACTCAAGGGGGATAAATAATTATGTCTTCCAACGTCATAACAGCGGTGGTGCCTGTTGAGAGACCTACCCAAACCCAACCAGAAAGTAATTCTCCTGTTGTGGATACACCACAGAACCAGACTCCTAGCCCAGTTCCTCCGGCAAACCCGGAAGGAACTCCGCAGTCAGAAGTTTCCTCAGAGGTTCCAAAAGCTGAGACCGAGGGAACTGAGCCTTCCCCTGTTATTCAAGAGCTCATCAGTGCTGCTAACGAGGAGTTAGCTACTACAGGAAAATTGTCCGAGGAGTCTCGGCTGAAACTTGCCGAGGCTTCTGGACTTCCCAAAGAGTTCGTAGAGCTCACCTATGAAGGCATGCTGGCTCGCCAGCAGAGAATCAACAATGAACTGTTGAATCTCGCTGGGGGTCAAGAGGCTTACCTTGAAATGGTAAGATGGGCTACTGCGGCCTATTCACCAGAGCAAGCTGAAGCCTTCAACAGTGCCCTCAAGAGTGGTGATCTCATTAAAGCCAAGGATGCTGTAACAGCCCTGAAGACCAAGTTCACTGAGGTGAACGGAAGTCCTAAGGCTCTACAGACCAAGGTGGCATCTCTAAACAATTCCATTCCGAGTGGTGCCCAGGTAGCACAAACGGCAACTCAGCCTCAGACTTCTGAGGTTAAACCCTACGCATCTTTCAATGACATGGCTGAGGCTATGAAAGACAAAAGATACGGCAAGGACACCGAGTACACCAAAGAAGTCTACCGTAGAGCCCATCTGTCCAACTTCTAACAAACAAAGGATAAACATAAATCATGGCTGATGTAATCAGTACTTTCTTTCCTGATGGTAATATCAACACGATCAACCCGATGGCTAACCTCGGTGTAGAAATCACCGAAGCCAACCGTCGTGCGCTTGGTCTCAAGCTCTTCGCTGGTGAAATCATGTCTGTGTTCTACGACATGGTAGCCACTGAAGGTAAAGTTCGCAGCGTCACCATTAGTGATGGTATCTCTGCCCAGTTTCCTCACACGGGTATCGTTAAAGGTGGTTTCCATAAGCCCGGCACTGCTCTGGCGATTAACACCACCAAACAGGCCGAACGAACAATCACCATCGACGACATTATCTATGCCGCCATGTTCTTCCCCCTTCAGTATGACCTCATCGGCCACCTGCAGTTCCGTCAGGAATATGCACGTTCAGCAGCCCAGGTTCTTGCTGAAGCCACAGACACCATGAACTTCGCCGAGATCATCAAGGCTGCCCGTAGTGCTGCTCTGATCGCTGGTGAAACTGATGGTGGTACTCAGATCAAATCTGACTCCTTCAAGATCGGCGTTGGTGGTGCAGCTAACGAAGGTGAAGTAGCTATGGCTATCTTCCAGGCTATCTTTGCTGCCCTGGATGTCTTCGATGCCAAGAAGGTTCCTTACAACCAGCGTTATATGGCCCTGCGCCCCTATCACTACAACCTCCTGGTTCGTGCTGTGATGGAAAATGGCTTTGCCCTCAGCAATACTAACTTCATGTCTATGCGTGCTGACATCAACAATGCCACCCTTCCCCCGATTGCTGGTATCAACATCTTCAAGACCAACATGCTTCCGAAGACTAATCTGACAGCTACTGGTGATGCCCACGGTGGTACCCCCAATACTCTGGCTACTCTTCCGGTGCATACCAATCACGCTGTAGATGCCAGTAAGACCATCGGCCTTATCTGGACTCCTGAGTGCGTTGGTAACGTAGTTCGCCAGGGTCTCGCCACTAAGATGTCTGAAGAACTGACTCACCTGGGTCAGCTTAATGTCAGCTACAAGTTGTGTGGTGCTGGTGTTCTTCGCCCTGAGTGTGCTATCGAGCTCATTCTGGACAATCTGTCTAACTAAGTTTTATTCGGGGGTGTCCTTAACGGGATGCCCCCGTCTACGTTATAGGGGCTTAAAGGTAAAGAACTTAAGGGGGTTCAATTCCCCCAGTCCCTCTGTGCTTAAATAAACAAAAGGAGACCAAGTATGGAACGTATGACCGAGCTTGAAGCCCTTAACCGTATGTTGCTGGGGATTCAGCTGGCACCTATGGCATCCATAGATGACGTTGATATGTATTCTGAAGGGATGATTGCCAAGAGCGTTCTTCGTCAGGTGACCATGGATGTCCTAGTCCCTGGGTGGAACTTTAATACCCGCCGTATGACACTGACCCCAGACGTCGATGGGATTATCCACCTGCCAGCCAATGCTATTGATGTCTTTGCTACACAGTATGAAGCTGTAGATTACACCATAGACCCTGATGGTGACCTTATGATAACCGACACCGGAGTCAAAGAGTTCACTGATCCTGTGGTTGCCTCAGTTGTACTAGGGTTTACCTTTCAGGAGTTACCCATAGCCCTGCAAAGCCTTTGTCTACATAAGGCTCGCCTGGCGTTCAAGACTGAAATGTCCACAGAACTCGGTGGGGATACTCAGTTGATTATGTCTGACATTCAGAAGGCTGAGGGTTTAGCTAAGGCATGGGACACCCGTACAAAACGTATGAGTATGCTCGATGGTCTGGGTGCTAGGAAGCATCTCAATAGAAACTACCCAAGGTGGTAATGCCTAATGAAATTAAATCTACCCGGATTGCACGGGGGTATCTCTCAGCAAGCCGCTGAGTTACGCCTACAGAATCAACACACAGATGCCTATAATTTAACATTCGATGTTATTGATGGGGTTAAGGTTCGGTGGCCTATGGTAGCAAACCTCCAGACTAGTCCTGGAACCAATAAGTTCCTTGGATCCATTAAGACGACTGATGGTATCACATGGATGATTTATCATACAAGAGAGACTCTGGGAGCATGGCAGATAATTCTAGTCCCCGATGATATAACTGTCACTCCAAAATCTATTAGTGGAGTGTCCGGCGATTACCTTGATACCTCCTCGGATAACCTCAAGCTCTACAACATCTTGGATACACTCTTATGTTTAAACACAGATAAAGTAACATCTTTGGTTAGTGAACAGAGTGATTCACAGCTGGGTGCTAGACCTTATGGTATTCTCTATTGTCCAAAGGTATATGTTGGTAACACTGTCACGATGTCCGTGAAAGTACAAACCACAATTACCACTACAGTTATCCCTACCCTAAAGCAAATTAGCTTCTTTATGAATTCCTACCTAGCTACTGAGGGGCATACTTCAGCAAACCTTTATGGTACGTTTGATGTGATGTTTAACTTCATGAAGAATCCTCATGTCTATTCAGGTGCCTATGATGATCTCCTTACTATCTCTGTTAAGAGTGCTGTTGTTAATCATGAGGGAAATGCTTGGCAGGCATTAAAAACAACTACTAATGTAGAACCTGGTACTGATGGAACAGCGTGGTCTGTCCTTGGGCCACAGAACACCCTCTACTATCCAGACTGGAGTAGTACAGAAACGTATTATACATTGGCTGACCTGGTGGCAGCTGGAACAACTATAGTCTTTAGTTTTCCTAATAAGGACTATGAAGTCCGAGGGTATGACGCTATACCCGCAATACCTCCAGTTAATCCCTCGGATGCCTTGCGCTATGTTGTTAGAGCTAAGAGCTTTGAGGAACTCCCTCCGTTTCTACCTGGTACATTACACTCACTGCTGGTGTTCCAGTTGTCTGAAGGTTACTACGTGACCTTTAATTTCTCTTCCAGGGCGTACGAGGAGAGTGTCCTACCGGGACACAAGTATGCCTTGAATAAACTAACGATGCCTCATGAACTGAGGTATACAGCATCTACCAAGACGTGGACTTTAAGTTCTGTAGACGCCTATGAAACCAACGGGCGTCTTGTTGGTGACTCCAACAGTACTCCGTTGCCATCATTCGTAGGTCGTAAGCTGAACGCTGTGTTCTTCTATAGGAACCGAATGTGTTACCTCTCGGAGAACCGTATCATAATGTCCAGGGTTGGTTCTTACTACAACCACTTCCCGGAGACAGCCACCGAGGTTATAGATAGTGACCCTATTGATGTCTTCCCTGCATATAAGGACTACAGCCCCTTGCTATGGGCTATCCCCTACAGCAAGAACCTAGTGCTCATTGGCCCAGAGAAACAGTACATCCTCCACAGTGGGTACGAAGCCTTGTCTCCAAAGACTGTAGCTATCGACGAGGCAACCTCTTATAAAATCCTCCCTCAGATGGAACCCCTGTTACTGGAGTCCTCCATTCTATTGTGGTTAGACCAAGGTGCCAATGCTGGTCTTCTTGAGTATAACTTAAATGAGCAGGAGATTGCTACCGAGGGTGCCCTCCTTACAGACAATGTACCAAGTTTAATACCCTCAGACATAACCAACAGTCACTACTTACAAAGTGAACGTATGGTCTTTGTCTATAAGCAGGATGCTGATGTTGTATACGTCTATAAGTTCCATAAGGCCGAGGGTGGGCAGCGGATGCAATCAGCCTGGACTAAGTGGGGCATCCCGCTGAAAGCCTTAACAGTTACTAATGAATCCACCATATTGATCCAGGGGCCAACCCACAGATTCACTATGGATACCTCTGTGGATGAGCTTGCTGAGTTCTCTATGGATATATACCAAGAAGTAGAAGATTTTACTGGGTCATTTACTGTAGAAAGTAACTACTTGCTTCTTGATAAGACAACAGGTAAACTCCTGGGTGAACCTGGGGATACTGTAGTAATTGAAGAGCCAACTCATGTGGTCTATGGTAAGCCTATTGTCTGGTATCTTGAGTTATCCCCCTTGGTTCTTAGGGATCAGAATGGTTTACCAAGGGCTGATCTCAAGTCGACCATAAAGAATATACAGGTAGATTGGTCTGGTGGTAGTTTTGACATAGAGATGTCTGGAGACCACCTGCCGACCCGGATATTTCACTCAGTACCTACGTCATATCAGATGGATGCTGTCCTGCCTGGTAAGTCCTTACCTGAGTTTCAGCCCACAAGAGCCCTGGTGATGGCTCCAGCTAACCGTATAAGAATCAAGATTAAGTCTGCAGGTTATCACCACGTGAAGTTACACAACTTGGTGTATAACCTGGAAGTACGAAAGGACAGAGGGTAAAATGCCTACGTTTACCATCGAGCAATTTGACTATGGGAAACACTTGAATCGGGTTGCCTTGATGGTACCCTGTAAGGAGTCCCAAGTAGAACTGGACTCCAGTCCCTTAAAGGAACTGGGGTTTACTACTGCCCAAGTCCTGATGGACGCTCTCATAGGATCTGAGGAAGCCTTCGTGGTTATCGACGTAGATAGCCACAGGCTCCTTGGTCTCTTTGGGGCAGCTCAACAGGTTATTAAGGGACAAATAATTATAGTCCCATGGTTTATAACCACTGGCTTTGAACGTGAACCTCAGAACGTACGCCCCTTCCTGAGGGCATCAAGGGTGATGCTTAAGGAATGGGGGCACATGTGTCGAGGTAAACTTATGATGAATACATGTCTTAACAACCCACGGATAACCAAGTGGCTTAAGTGGCTTGGGTTTACCGTGGAAGAATCCAAAGACAAACAGTTTGTAACTTTCATTAAGAAAGGAGGAACCTAAGGAATGTGTACACCTGCTACAATAGCAATGACTACCTTGAGTACCGCAACAAGTCTCATGGGTATAAAGGCAAAGAATAAAGCCTTATCCTCCCAGGCGCAGCAAATGGCTCTTGCTGGTGCTCAACAGACACGGATGGACTTAGATGTCCTTGAGACCCGTCGAGCCCAGGAAGGCACACGTATAACCCTGGAACAGCTACGACGTATCCGACAGGGAACACGAGAACGTGGAATCCTCCAGACTAGGCTTGGGGATGCTGGGGTGGCTGGAGGCTCAACCCTCCGCGATGTGGTAACTTCGGTTATTCAGGAAGATCAAGATCTTAGCTCCCTTGAGACAGGTCGAGATTGGATGGACGAACAGATAACCCTTGAGAAACGTGGGGTCATTGCCCGTGGTCAGACACAGATAAACGAAGCCCAAGGATTACTTAACCAGCGAACTTCTGGAACCTATGGAGTTCTACAGCTCATTGGTGCTGGAGTCTCCGGCTATTCCCAGGGAAGGATGTTAGAACCTAATAAGCATGGCAAAACAACTAAAAAGAGTGACTGAACGGTATGTAGCTCAACAGGAGAGCTTCAGGAACTTGCCAGTACCTAGACCACAGGCATCTCCTGTAGATGTAACCCCTGAGCCTGTGGCTGATCCTGCAGCCGAACGCTTACGGGATATAGCTGAGGGTCTGAGTGCCCTTGGGTCTGGCATTAGCGATTTCTTCAAGATGGAAAAGTCCTTTGAGGAAACTAACAGGATGGAAGCTGAAGTCCGAGGACGCCTTGGGCTTGAGATGGGCAGAGGCAAGGGGTTCCTTGACTATGGAACCCGCTATGGATATGAACAAGGTAAGGGCGTAAGTGAAGGACAGGATGTTCTCGTTGAAATATCCCGCAGGTTAGCGCAGGCTGAACCCGACCTTCACCCAGACAAGCTTAAGACCCCTGATGATGTCCGACGATATGTGGATAATATGGTATCTGAGGTTGAAAAGGAATACCTTGGAGATCTCTCAGGGCAATCAAGAGCATATCTTGAAGGTGTGGCACCAGCGCTAGCCAAAGCTAAGCTGGAGGCCAGGGTTAAAGCCTTAACTGTCTATGATTCCAATGTCAAACTTGAGACAGTGAATAACTATACCAAGTATGTTAACAGTATCTTTGAGACAGACATAATACCCTACATTAACCAAATGATTGAGACCCCAGGTGAAAAGGTGGACTATGGTCTCATCCGTAACAAAATGTCTGAGTTAACTAAGGCAGCTCGTGATACCTATAACATCGACAGAAATACAGCTAACGTGCTCACCCTTGAGCAACTAGATAGTAACCTCAAGAACATTATGGTTCAAGCAATAACTACGGATTCTTCTATGGAATCCATAAGAACCATTGAAGGTATCTCCACAGCTATTCTGATGTCTATTGATGAACCTGATGAAGGTGGATTCAAGTTGACCCATAGTGCTGATACTGAGACAAAAAGAGCTGCTGCGTCTCTAAGAGATACAGTCCTTAATTTCAATAATACTGCGGATGTGATCCGTGGTAAGAAACAGAAAGAAGCCGCTGACTCTAAGATCGCCAGCCTTGCCACAAGGGTATTCCTTGGTGAATCCCTAGACAATGTTAGGGATGAATTCAAGGAAGCTGTGCGCCTTGGGGAATTTGACAATGAGGTAACCTTGGCAGTTATAACTAAGTTACATGAACTTGATAGATCAGGAGCTATGACTCCTGTGTCTCAGGATATGCAACTGGATTATATCTCAAGAGCCCTAACTGGTAGGATGACCTCGGTTGACGTCCTTGCTTTGTCTATAAAGGATAACCTCCCGAATTCTCTGACACGGGATATGCTCCAAGCTGTGGATGCTGTTAGGTCTACCCAGAGCTGGCAACACCAACAGGTAATGCAAGCCTACGCCCTGGATAACGCACAGTTCTCAAGAGATCGACGGGCTAAGGATGAAGTCCTGAGACGTAACAATGAACTACTTAGTAGCCTACTTGTGGACTACTCAGGGGAACAGCTTGAATATATAAAGTATGCCTTGTCAGAACCCCTGTTATCTATGTCTCATGGAGACATGGTAGACCCCGCTGATCTTAAGAGTCTTGTGCAAAACACAGCGGATCTCTGGACTAAGGTTCAATCCAACGTGGCTAAAGAGGTAGCTAAGATTCATACCACTGATGAAGACTACCTAAAGAAACGCGCAAGGGTAATCAAGGCAGAACAAGAAGTGAATACCCCAGGCTTTCTCAAGGCTAATACCACAAGGTATACAGAGAACCTACTTGAGTTACAACTCACTTACGAAAGTTTAAGCCCCGGATACACTGGGCCTAAGAAACCCACAACAACTGGAGGAGCTGCATGGATGAACGAAATGAATCAACGCCCGTCACCCCAACGATAAACCTTGAGGTGACCATGGAAGATATGGAGCTTAACCCTATAGATAAGATCTATACAGGGTTATCTCCTGATGAACAACAGTACTTTAAGAAGAACCCCGATCTACTTCCCACAAGGATAATATCAGCCAGGATGCAGGAGAAAGCAAAAGCTAACCCCCAGCTCGCTGAGATGCCTGAGGAACTCTACAGGCAATCTAAGGAAGAGTTTGATAGCTATGTGAACCCTAAGTCTATCCTTGATATGCCAGAGGAAGACATAGTTATACCTCAAGTCCCCCAGCCTAAGCAAGGGTGGTTCCGTAGGTTAATCAATGTTGCTGGCCGTAGTATAACCGGAGTGGGTACTGGGTTTGTAGACTTTGGTCTTGAGGCTACCTCGGCTGCAGGTAGAGCTGCAGATACTATAGCTGAAGCTGTTAACCTTGATTTATTTGATGATGATGACTCTTGGTTCTATCAGATCAAGGAGGGACTTAGTGAGGAAACTAAGGAACAGTGGAAATCCTTTGGTGGTTTATTTCCTAAGGGTAGTCACTGGAGTGAGAACCTTGGTGAAAGCCTTGGCTCTCTAGCTCTTGGAACCTGGGTTCTGTCTGGAGTTCTAGCTGGGGTAGGGGCTATGAAGTGGGGCACTGAAACCGTAGGTATAGCCCTAAAGGGAACTCGTCCTGCTCAGGCTGTATCTCAGTTTCTCAGTAACCACCAGAAGATAGCTACTATTGCTAGACTCTCTGCAGATGGAGCCAAGGTAGACCTGGCTGCAGCTATGACCGCAGATCCCACCGTTATGCTCGGTATCCTGAGTCCTAAGTTTGTTGAATACTTTGATAAGCTCGATCCTATGGAACGCCGAGGTTGGAACCTTGCTGAAGGACTCTTCGTTAACCTTATGATCGGGACTGCCGGTAAGCTCTACAACGGTCTTCAGGCTCCAAAGCTCTCTGATGAAGTCATAGGTTCTATAAAGAAAGACATCGGAAACATCCCCCAGTATGACGAAGTAACAGTGGAAGGTCTCCGTGAAGCCTTCCGTAAGATAGAACCTGAGATCCTAAAGCAGGCTGACGAAATGGCAACCAAGATGGTATCTGTGGATGACGCTGTGGAAACTATGGTTAGACCACAGAAAGTCGTGGAGACTATAGATGAAGTCCTTGAGAAGGTAAAACCCACAGAGGTACCTGTGGAAGTTCCTGCTCAAGTGGTTGATCCTGCAGTAGCCAAGCAATTAGCTAAGGAAGAATCCGAAAGAATTGAAGCTGAGTTTCTTAAGAAGGCCCTTCTGGGTGGTAATATAGATACTCCAGCTAAGGTTAAGAAAGTTAAGAAGCTAAAAGAAGCCAAAGATATTGCTAAGGCTAATCCTGAGGTCACCCCTGGTGATGTCCTTAAGATTGATGAAGCTGTGGGAAAGGTAATTAAATCTGAGGCTGACTCAGGTTCCAAGGTTATTGTCCTTAATGATACTACAGTTAAGACCTATGGTGCTATAGGTGCTGGTAATAAAAGTTCAGGCTTCCGGTTTGGTAATGACCAGGATTCTGTGGTCTTTACACACATCAAGGATTACTTGTCTCCTAAGAGTTCAGCCACAATATCTAAGGAGACTGTGGATTCCATAAGCTCCGCACTTAAAATAACAAAGCCTGAGGCTAAGAAGATTGCTCAGGAGACCCTTAAGCAACTCCGTTCTGCAATCAAAGGAGAAGCTAAGTCTTATGCTGAGGGTTGGAAAGCCCTGAAGTACAAGATCTTTGTTAGAACCGAGAATGGAATAGAAGCTACCACAGGTGCTTTGGTCTCTGGTAAGATGATAGACAATATGGCTACCAAACGTGAGCTTAAACCAGAAACAATACTTAAAGTTATTGGCGATGAGCTTAAGGCTTTGGGTCGTCGTGGTTCTATTACAATCCCCACAGAGGCTATTGAAAGGGTAGCTAAGGAGTATCCTAAGAAGCTCCTTAATGGAGCTCTTAAGGCTGGGTATGCCGCCCTTGAACACGGAGGCTTAGCCGGTGGTGCTGCTGCTGGTTTCATAACCAACTACCTGGGTATTGATGTTAATCTTGATGGTGAAGTTAATCTCTATGATATGGCCTATATGATGACAGCCTTTGGTGTATCCAGAGCTATCATTAAGCATAACCAGAGTAAAGAACTTACCCAACGAACAATGGAAAGAGTTGCCTTAGCTAACGAGATTAAGGCTGCCCAACGGGACGTTATCAAGGTTTACATAGGAGCCAAGAAGGTTCTTGAGAAAGCTGTGGATAACACTGTTGATCCTGAGGTTATTAAGTCAGCCAAGAAGGTTATTAAGGAACTTGACGGGTATCTCTTTGGAACCAAGGAAGGATTGGAAGACCTGGCAAAGCATCCTGTGATTGCCAAGGGTATCAAAGATACCACTAGAACCTTAGATGATGAAGCCTTACAGACCCTTCGTCTATCATTACAAAGTGATGACGTTAGTATACTGTCTGTAGGTAACCACCTGTCCCTAAGTCCCTTTGATCTTGCTACCCCTGAGGGAGTAAGAGATACCTTTGATTACGTGAGACGAAGGTTTGCTAATGTCTTCTCAGAGCCTGGAGTTGCCTCTGGAATGAGAGCTAAGCAACATCATCTTCTGAAGTTATCTGATGATATATTCGCTGAGTTCAAAGTTCCTCAGACTGTTCGTGATGCTATTTGGAATAACTTAAGTCCAGAGGGTAGAGCTACGATTATACACACCACAAGAACTATCCTTAGTAGTATTGATAGTAAGATTAAATCCTTTGTAACTAAGGAAGGCTCACTGTCCGTTGAGGAACTTTACCAATTCCAAAGTGCTATTGCTCAGAGGAAAGCTGTGGGTGAATACCTTAGGTCTGGGGGTGCCCTTACTTCTCAGAACTTGGGTAAAATTACCCAGCAGGTATCTAAGGCATCCATGATGAGTCTCTTTCCTGAGGCTATGGTTAAGAACATACCAGATCATATGAAGACTGTGGAAACCTTGGAAGCCATAAGGCTTTACCTTGGTGACGGTGTACTGACTGGTGCTAGTCTGTCTAAGTTCATAGACCAGGTTGGGGCTGACATGACTATAGGTCAGATGGGCGTACAAGTGTTGTATAACTTCATGTTCAGTAATCCCCTGACTGCAGCTAAGCCTTTCATTGAAAACACGGTAGGTTTGGCTGTAGGTATGACCAAGGAAATGTTGGATGCTGCCTCCCGTGGACAGTTCTACCAGGAGATACTTAGTTCTAATGGATTGTTTGCAGGTCTTGTAGGAAACCTTGGTAAAGCCATAGAGGGCTACAAGAATAAACTTCTAGGTAAGAACCTTGGGTTCGATGACCTAGCTCAGAAAGAATTCATGGACTACAGGTTTACCGAACAGTTATCCCAGTTCATGAAGGTTGAAGAACCTGGGTTCCTTAATAGAACATTCCATAAGTTTATGGATGCTATGGGCATTAGACCTATTGATGCTGCATCTGCTCCTGATACTTTCTTTAAGATTCTATCCAATGGTGCTTTTCAAAATCAGAAGGTAGTCCAGAAGGCTTTAGACACTATAGCCAGTGACCCTAGGATAACTCTAGGTGAAGCTATAGCTAACATTAGGAATGATCCTGCAACCATGTTCCAGATAAACAAGGAAGCCTTGGATGCTGCTAGGTTCCTCACCTACACAGCAACCTTGGACAAGGATTCTCTTGCTGGCAGGGCTGTAAGTTTTCTGAGCCATCCAGTCCTCAAGCCTATAATTCCTATCATCAAGACACCTGTTAACCAGGCTAGACATGCGATAGCCAACAGTCCTCTGAACTTCCTGTTAGTATCTAAGGATCGTACAGCCATGTGGAATGCAGGTAAAGCCTGGGCAGCCGGAGATACCTTAACCCCAGTTATGCGACGTGAGGTAGCTGATGTTATGTCTAGGGCTGTCACTGGCTGCTTGATAAGCTATGGTATCTACCAGATGATTGAATCCTCAGGTTGGGAGATCATAGGAACAGGGGAATTTGACCCTAGTTTCCAAGCTAAGGCTGCCCGTGGTGCTAGACAAAATGGCCTCTGGA